ACGTGTCGACGAACTTCGAAGCCGTGCCCGGGTCCGTGAGATACATCGACCGCCCCGTGTCGTCTACGAAGTTGCCCGTACCGAACGGCTTGGACGTGTCCTGCTGAAACTTGACGATTGCCATAGATCAACCGATCCCTGCGGCTTTTGCGATGCCTGCGGTCGCTGCAGTTCCCACGCCGCCAGCGACGCCCGCCAGCACCTGATCCCAGTGGAACTTCCCCTTTTCCTTGATCTCTTTGAGCGCGACCATCGTCTGCTGATCGATGCCGTACTTCTGCATCATCAGGGCGTCTGTGGCCTGCTGGTCCTGCACGCTGAGCGCGTCGTATTGCTGCTGAATCGCGGCCATGTCGCGCGTGAAGCCAAGCAACGATTGCGCCTGGTCCTGGTTGATCTGCTTGTCGATGCCTAGCTGGTTGAACTGCTGATTGATCCAGTTCGTCGCGCTGTCCAGGTTCGTCTTGCTGATGTCGACTTCCAGCGCGCTGCGGTTCAGGCCCAGATCGGCGGCCTTCGCCAGCGCGTCCATGCGGAAGCGGCGGTCGCTGTCTGCTTCCGTCGCGCGGAGCGCGGCCAGGTCGCCTTCGTTCTGCGCGCGTCGCAGCGCGGCCGTTCGCGCCGCTTCCTGCCCGATGAAGGCGGATTCGCCGATGGCCTGGCGTTCCCCCAGCGCGCGGTCCCCACGGTTGCGCATGCTGCGCGCGGCGCCCAGCGCTGATCGCTGGCTGGCTTCCGTGTCGATGCCCGCCTGGATGTTGGCCAGGTCCGTCGCTTTCTTGAGCTGGGCTTCAGCAACCGAAAGCCCCGTGTTGTCTCCGGCGAGATCTTCGATCTTGTTCTGGTAGCTGCTCAGCCCGCCCAGGATCTGATCGATCTTCTGGCGGTTCACCACGGGCGCTTCAGACCCTGGCGAGCCCGGCGCTACGCCGCTTGATAGCTTGTCGCTGGCTTGCTGTAGCAAGTCCCCCGCCTTGCCCATCCCCGTCGGGTCGAAGCCCTTCACGAAGGGGTTGCTTCCCGCGACGCTTGGATCGCGCTGCACGATGTTGTTTCGCGCGCTGGTGCTAAACGCGGCGGGTGTCCCGAAGGCTTGGCGCTGCCCCAGCGCCTGGGCGATGCGGTCGACCTGCTGCCCCTTCGTCAGCGCCGGGTTCGTGACAGGCGTCTGAAGGCGATCCATCGCCTGATTCAGATACGTATTGTCAATCAGCCCGCCCCCGGGCGCGCCGCCCGCGTTCGGCCCCTGGGGGATCTCCCGCTGCTGCGACCTTGCCAGAGCGTTGTCCGCTTTCTGGCTGGCGTTCATCGGAACGAACGTAAAGGAACTGCTGTTTGGATCCCAGCGGGCGATCTGGTCGTTGGCGGTCGCGGACGCTGTGGCCTGCGCCTGCTCGTCCGCCGTGGGCTGGCGCTGGCTCGCTTTCTTCGTCGCGTCTTGATCCATCGCCCAGTTCTGGGCAACGACCTGATCGTTTTCGTCGGAGCTGTCCGCTACCCAGCGCCCATTCGCGTCTTGATGCATGGCTTCGCGGGGGATTATGGGATCACTTGCGCCGGGCAGGCCTGCGTGCCAGCTTCAACGCATCCGCATGCAGACGGCAGAACGCGCCGCACTGGTCGAGTCACACGCTTGGATCGTCGCGCAGTTCGTCGCGCGCTATCAGACACGCGGCAACGCCGCCGACCTGGCCGAAGCAGGGCTTCTGGGGCTGTGCGAAGCCGCCCGAAGATACAAGCCGGCCAAGCGTGTGCAGTTTGCAACCTACGCCTGGACTTGGGTAAAGGGGGCCGTGCTCGAGGAGTTGCGAACCAGCCATGTCGTGCCGGTCAGCAAGCGCGCCGCGCTGGGAAAGACGCTGGAGCCCGTGCGGCTGCCGCGCTTCGAGATCGTCGCGCCCACGGAGAACCGCAGCCAGAACGCCAACGGGGGCGGCAACAATGGGACCTATCGGCGCCTAGTGGCGCAGGGGCTGACCGTTGAACCCGAATGCGAAGAAGTCGCGGACCTGGCCCGGCGCCGCCGGATCGCGCGGGCGCGCGTCGCCCGGCTGCCCACGCCCGATCACCGGCGCGTCGCGTTCCGCGCGCTGCAGGGGCGCTCCGTCGAACAGATCGCCGAAGCGCTCGAGATGCCGACGGGGCGCGTTCAATACCTGCTGAGCGAAGCTCAGTTCCACCTAAGCAACGAGGCCGCTTGACGTTTCTCTATTTTTTCATCGGGTTCTGGTTCGGGGGCATGATCTATCAGTTCGTGATGGAGATGGTCACGGGCACGTTCGACGAAGAGTCCGTTTTGACGTTGTTCTTCTGGCCTTACGTGCTGTTCGACATCGCCAGGACTCCGGAAGACGATACGGAATGACGGAGCTGCGCGCGGCCAGCTGCACGGGTAAGGACCGCTTCACGTCCAAGGGCGATGCCCTGAAGGCGCTGGAGTCCGTGCAGCGCCGTCGCGCAGTGCGCCGCCGTGCCCCCTGGCAGCGGCTACACGCTTACCGCTGCCGCTTCTGCAGCTTGTGGCACTTGGGGTCCGGATGAAGCCCGCCGTCCACTGCCTGGGCTGCGGGCGTCCGGGAACCGTGCTCAGGGCAGGCTACTGTGCACGTTGCGCGGCGGTCCGCCGCTGGAGCCGTGACGGGCAGCCCGTCGCCAAGGTGATCGTGCGCGGGGAAGCGCTCGAGTCCGCGCGGGCTCCGAACGACGACGACCCGCCGCCGAAGGCCGCGTGAAAAGCCGGGACAGGCTCTGTCCTGGTTTTCTACCAGACGCGCCTTAGGCGGCCCTGGTTGTTCGCGTTGCGCATGGCGACGGCGCGGCTGCGGTCGCGCAGGCGCTCTGCTTCGCTGCGCGAATCTTCTGGCGGCTTGTACGCCTCGAGCGCGTTGATCTTCTGCAGCCCGTATAACCAACCGTCCGTGCAATCGCACTTGTAGCGGTCGTGAAAGCCCGTCTTGAGCGGGTTCCACGGAAGCTTTTTCCACTCGTCCGCCAGCTCCTGCGCTTCGCGCGTCAGGTGCATCTGCTGCGCCGCCAGCATGCCGCGCCCCATGTCGATGCGCGCGCGCAGGTGCCGCTTTTCCGCCGGCTCCACTGGGATGTTGTACTGGCGCGACAGCGTCAGCGCGTAGCCCTTTCCCAGCGCGCCTTCGTCCGCCACGATGTAGTTCGGGCGCCAGCGCTGCCGCAGCCCGTTCACCTGGTCCGCGATCTGGATGATGTCCAGGCCCGGTTCCGAGTAGCTCTGCATTACCCAGACGTGCGGGCGTTCGAACTGTCGCAGGATCGTGAACGACGTATGATCGACCACGCCGAAATCAAGCGCCAGCACGGTCAGGCCAGAAGTCGGGCCTTCGCCGAAGTCGTCAAGCCAGTCGAAGACCAGCGCGCCCACGTCTGGAACCCATTCCGCCAGGTATTCGCGGCGGAAGCGCGGGTGGGCTTCGGTCCAGTTGTTCTGCCGCAGAATGTCCGCGATGGCGATCCGCGGATTGACCTTGGCTTTCGTGTTGTCGAAGATCGTACCGTGTAGCGTGGGCCACTTGCCAGGAAGGCCGCTTGCTGGATCCCCCGTCAGCTGGAACCAGTAGTCCTTCGGGTCCGGGTCTTCGCCGGGCGTGCCGATCAGCAGCATGTCGCCGCCCGAGTCCACCAGCGCGGGCTGGAGCACGCTTTCAACGGCGTACTGCAGCAGTTCCGAGTGAAACGTCCCGCATTCGTCGATCACCACGCGCCGGTAACGCGGGCCGCGCAAGTCTTCGGCGGCCGCTTCGTCCTTCACGCCTGCCAGGCGGATCATCGCGCCGTTCGGTTCGGTGATGGTGTGATCGCTCAAGTTGATCGACAGACCCAGGTCGAAGCGGAAGTTCAGATCCCGGAAGATCGGGAGCATGATCGCCTTCGCGTCGATGAACTTGCGGGTTGCGTACAGGCTAACGTCGCCCGGCTGCCCCCCTAGAAGCCGCCCCGCGCTGCCGTAGCTCTTGCCGAAGCGGCGCGCGCAGAGCCCGCAAGAGAAGCGCTCCGGCTGGTAGACGAGCCGCGATTGCTTCTCGTGCATGTCCGCCACCACGGGGCTGGGGACGAACGTGTCGAGCAAATCCGCTAGATCCAGGTCAATCAGCACGGATGCGCGCCTTCCTGGCTTTCGAGATGTTCTTGCGGTGCTCCGCCGAACAACGGCGCCCGCGCAGCGCCGCACTGATACGCGCCCGCACTTCCGGCGGATGCGTTCTCCCGCTTGAAGCTGCGCGAAGCAGCGCCTTCGTCGCGTCAGAGATCGGCTTGCCGCGCCTGCAGGCGGCCATCTTTTCCTTCGCGGCTGGCGAATGGTTCCAGCCCGTCCGCGGCTGACGGCGCCGCGCGGCGCTGCGGATCTTCTCCACTGCAGCTGGCGAGTGCTTGCGGCCGGGCGAACCCTGGCCGCCTTCCGTCAGGTTGTAATGGCCAAGCCCCAGCGCCACGGCGACCCGCTCCAGCGCGTGCGCTCCGGCCACGGATGACCACGCGATCACCTGCCAGTCGAAGGCGTCAGCCCCGTACTTTCGCAACGCGCGGTGGAACGGGAGCTGGCTTCCGCGCAGCGCGGCGCGCCGATGTTCCTTCCAGCGGATGGCATGGCGAACAGAGATCCCTACGTAGCCGTGACCAGTTTCCCGGTGCACGGCGCTATAGACGGCGCACTTCTGCATTTGGGCGGATACGCCCGAAGTTATGGGGACTTCCGCGGAAGGGGCTCGCTGGGGGCGGTCCCATAATCCCCGCCAATGTCCGTTCTTTTCTACGCCACGAAAGACAAGGTCGAAGCTGGGCGGCGACTGATCGCGCTGGCGAAGAGCAACGAAAGCATGCAGGAAAGCCGCCGGCTTCTCGCTGCGAAGTACGCTTCCCTATACGAAGGGCTGAACCTGCACGGGCTGGCCCCGTACGGCTACAGCACGAACGTCAACGCCTACTTTCGCGAAGACCAGGGCGAGAACATCCCGATCATTCGCAACGCGGCGCACAGCATCGTCGACACGTTCGTTTCGAAGATCGCGGCGCTCGAGACCCCGAAGCCCGCCATGCTGACCACGCGCGGCAGCTGGACGGAGCGCCGCGAAGCCAAGCAGTTGGAAATGCTGGTCGAAGCGGAGTTCTACGAGCCCCAGGGGCGCTTCGCCACGCTGGAAGAGCTATGGATCCACGCCGTGCGGATCGCGGCGGCCGCGACGGGTAGCGTCGCTGTCAAGGTCACGGCCTACCCGAACGAGCCCAAGGTCAGCCACGAGATCCACGAC